GTCGTCGTCGTCGTCGTCGTCGTCGTCGTCGTCGTCGTCGTCGTCGTCGGGTTCGGCCGGCGTCGGCCTGGTCACCGTGCCGTGAGCGTGGGCGCTGATCTCGCCGTTCATGCCGTACCGCGCTTCCCCTCAGGTGTCCCGTCCCATGTCCAGCCGTCACTCACGCAGAACAGCTGACCGTCCGGACCGGTGGTCAGCGGCTGCCCGTCGTGCGGGCAGGCTTCGGGCGGCGAGTCGCGCCAGTCCCTGAGTTCGTCGCGCTGCTGCTCACGGATGGCGATGAGTCCGTACCACCCTGAGCTGTCTCCGGCTGCGATGGCTCACCTCCGGTCTCGGGTGCGGCCCCGGCCGCTGCGCGCATCCCCTGGAAGAAAATGCCGCGCAGGTCGGCCGGTTCCTGCGGGTGGTGCATGGTCACTTGCCGTGCTTGCTGTCGTCGCTCGCCGGCTTGGCCGCGGAGCGCTTCTGCTGCGACGCCGCCGGGCCCTTGTCGTCCTGCCCGGCCGGTTCGGGGCGCTGGTCGGGGGTGCGCTGACTGTCCGCGTCGTTCTGCGGCTCAGGCTCAGGCGCGAATTCGCCGATGCTGTTCTCTTCGCGGTACTGCCGGGTCACGCGGTTGTCCTCGGCGGTCCACTCGCGGGTGCCGTGCCGCCGCATGCTGGCTTCGTACTGCTGGGGGGTGATCGCCATTTCGGCCATGATCGTTGATCCTCTCGGTCGGCCGGATCGGTGCACGCAGCGTACCGTGCACCGATCCGGCGCGCCCGTTATGCGGCGACGAGCGTAGCGCCGTCCGTCAGTGGGAGCCAGCACACATACCAGCTGATCACACCGTCCGTACCGGCCGACGTGTGCTCGATCTGCCCGATGCTCAGCGGCACCATTGACAGCGCTGCGCCGTAGCCGCCGGCAGCCGTCGATGGTGACATGAGCTTCGGCGGCGCCGTGGCCGTGGCGGCACCGAACGTCAGTAGGTCGCCGGCGAGCGTGTCAGTGGTGCCGATGTCCAGCGAGGTGCACAGCTGCGCGGTGTCGCCGGTCGTCGGGTTGAACTGCAGGAGATACGTGTTGGCCACCGTGATAGACGTGGTGACCTTTCCCCACATCGCGGTGATCATGATCTCACCGCCGGCGACGGTGAACAGCGGAATCGTCGTCGCGGCGAGCGTGCCCGTCGACTTGACGACCGGTGCGCCGCCGAGGATGGCGTTGCGGAACGCCGAGGCGTTGTTGAGGATGCCCATTGCGCCCCGCCCCTACGCGTTCGCTGCGCCGGGGCGCAGCATGTTGAGGAGGTTGGCAGGCTTCTTCTGCTGGGCCAGGTCGTGCACGATGCCCAGGCAGACGCCCAGCCGCGTGCCGCCGGTGCCGGGGTCCGCGAAATCCGCGGACACGTGGGTGTAGGTGTCGCCGAGCTGATCGGCGCTCACGTAGGCCGCGAGGATGACCTGCTGCGGGCCGTACGTCGCGCCGGTGAGCGTGATCGTGGCCGCGTCCGCCTGCGTCACCTCGGTCCAGGCCTCGTCGTTGTCCAGCGCTGTCTCAGCCTTGATCCAGTAGGCCGTGATGCCGCTGGAACTGGCAACGGTGGCCGTGGCCAGGTTGTTCGTGGTGCCCGACGTGTACGCCGTGTGTTGCTTGAACGTGATCACGTTGTCGTCGGTGCCGCCGCCGGCGACCGCCATGGAGAACACAAACGTGATACCGCTCGCGTACTGCAAGCTGAACCGCTTGCCGGTCGCGCCGGCCGTGTTCAGATCGACCACGGCGAAACCGAGGCCGATGTCAAACAGGCGCCCGAGCGCCCGCTGTGCTGCCATTGCTGCCATCCTCCCCAGCCGAACGGCTGGTTGGCCCTACTCCGGCACGGTGCCGGTACGGGCTAGAGCGTGTACCCGGCCGGAGTCGAACCGGCTGAACCCCCCGCTGCTTACCCTCGATCGCCGAAGCGACGACCACGAGGACGGGTCAGGCACTTGGCACCGGGTGGGCGTCCGTCGCTTTCGAGAGTCCCCATCGGCCCCGATGCCAGCCGATGGATCTTGCGCCGAAGCGCCTATTCGTCTGCGCCAGCGTGCAGCGCTCAAAGATCAGCTACGGACGAGCCTCCATGGTGACGAACGGGCTCAGCGTCGCGCTGTTGTTGTGCGGCGTGAGGGGGCTCAGCAGCCACGGCCGGCCGTCGTTGCGCGCGATGGCACGGAAGGTCGTCTTGTCGCTGGTGAACTTGACGTGCGGGCTGGAGTCGATGGTCATGTTCTGGTAGTCGCCCACCAGGTACATCGACCAGTCGACGAGGGACAGGTCACCCTGCGAGCCCAGGGCGGCCGGCGCCGAGCCGGTCATGAGCACCGGGCGCCCGAGCAGGGTCAGAACCGGCTGGGACCGGCCATCGGTCAGCCACACCGCGGAGCCACCGGTACCGACGCTGAGCGCCATGGTGGCCAGCTGCGCGAACGTGTCTGGGCTGGCGACCCACACGGCGTTGCCGATGCTGGCGGGCAGCATGCGGGCGTACATGTCGATCGCGTTCTCCCACACGATCTGGTTGTTCGCCGCGGCGCTCTGGCCGGACCGCTTCGACACCACGATCAGCGCCGTGTTGGCGGAGTTCAGGCCGCCGAGGGGCTGACCGGCGCCGTTGCCCGAGATGTAGTCCCAGTCCTCGAACTGGCCCATGGCGGAGGGCAGCGTCGCGTCCATGAACGCACCGAACGCACCCCAGTCGCGGATGAGCTCGTTGGGGACGTGGCTCAGCGCGGTCTGCTTCGTGACGTCGAGCTTGATGCTCGCGAAGGTCGCGCTGGACTCGGTGAGCTCCGCGCCCTCCTCGGTGCGGTAGACCACGACGCCGCCGTAGATCGAGCTGACCCGGGAGGTCTCGTCGATGCACGGGATGTGGATGCGCGGCGCACCCATCGGGATGATGGTTGCCCGGGGGCGCACGACGGCGCTGTCCAGTCCGAGCTGCAGCAGCTGCGAGCGGAACTCCTCCGGCACGAGGAAGCCACCCTCGCTGGGCACCTTCTCGCTGTACGCGTTGTAGATGTCCATGCGCTTGCGCGCGTCGGCCGACATCGAGCCGTTGCCCTTGGAGAACCAGATGTCCTGCATGAACGTGTAGTAGTCGGGCCACACGTTGTTGAGGGGAGCGCCGCGAGCGGCCGGGTTGTTGTAGACCGGCGACGGGCGGGCGCCGGCGCGGCGCTTCGACTCGTCGAGGTCGGGCGCGAGAACCACGTTGCCCGGGAAGGCGCTCTGGTTCTCTTTGAGCCACTCGGTCATCTGCGTCTCGGTCTGCACGCGGATCTGATCGAGCAGTTCCTTACGCTCGGCGCCGCGCGCGTTGGCGTAGGAGTTGAGCGCCGCCTTGAATTCGCCGGACTTGAACTTCTCGGCGAAGTCGGCCGGGGACTGAATGTCCTGCAGGTAGGACTCCCAGTCGGCCACGGTCTCGGGCAGGGCCCGGCCGTTGAACGTCCGATCGGCCGGGCCGGGGTCCGCGGTGAGCACGCCGGGGTCGGGCCGGCCGGGCATGCGGTTGTAGACACGGCCCAGCTGGGCCACGTCGATACCGTGGCGCGCGAGCAGACGCCGCGACCTACGGTTGAGCGCGATGTGCTGCACGCTGACCTCTTCCTTCTCTTGCAGATCGATGGTGTGCATGCTACGCGAGATCGAACAAGGCGCGTAGCGCCGTTCCGTCCGGGATTTCCGCCGGCACGACAGGGTTGCTGATCTCGCCGAGCGCGGCGAGGAAGGCCGCGGGCTGCCAGGTCGCGAGCTCCTCCGTGCTGGCGGTCGCAGCCCGCGGCGCGACCGGGGTCCGGCCGGCCGGGCTGCCGTCCTGAACCTCGTCGGCAAGCCCGGCGCGCACGGCGGACTCCGCGTCGTACCACGTGCCGTCCGGTCCGCCCTCGGCAGCGCGCATGGCGGCGCGCCAAGATTCGCGGGTGCCGGAGCGCTCGGTGTAGATGTCCGCGATCGTGTCGCTGAGGTCGTCGAGCAACTGAGCCATTTCGCGCATGTCACGCGCGTTGCCCATCACCACGCCGTGTGCGTCGTGGATCATCATGCGCCCCCGCTTGGCCATGACGATCTTGTTGGCGGCGCAGACCACGAACGAAGCGCTGCTCGCGGCGATGCCGTCGACATAGGCGGTGATGTCGGCCGGGTGGCGGCGCAGCGTTTCGTAGATCGCAAGCCCGTCGAACACCTCGCCGCCCTCGCAGCTCACGCGCAGCTCGATCGACGTGGCCCTGATGCCGGCGAGGTCCCTCGCGAAGTCGGCGGCCGTGATACCCCAGTCGCCGATCATGTCGTAGAGGTGGATCACGGCGGACTCACCGGCCGGCGCCGCGGCGTTCTCGATGGTGTACCAGGTGCGCCCCGAGCGATGGTTCGCCGCGGGCGGCGAGAGCCGGGCACGCGCCGTCTCGGCGAGGTTGTGCAGCTTGGCAAGATCGATGCTCATGATTCCTCCAGTGCGAGCGCAGCCACCCGGTGCAGCGCCTGCACGCCGGGGTCGCCGGGGTCGAGCTTTGTCCACACGCCCGTCATCGTCCCACGGCACCGCTCCCGGCCCAGGCAGTAGAGGTAGCCGGCGCCGCCGTAGGCCAGCATGGCGGCGTCGAGGGTGGGCAGTTCGGTGCCGTTGATCTCTTTGCAGAGCTTGCAGGTCGAGGTGTCGAGCGTCTCATCGGCGAAGAGACGCACCTTCCAGCCGACCGGCGGCCGGTCGTAGACGGACAGCCGGCCGAGGTTCTGCGCGAGGGTCAGCGCACCGCCGAGGACGACCCGCGGCCCGGTGTCGGTGAGCGCCGCGGCGTAGGTGCGCACCCCCGCCCCCACGGTCGCGGGCGCTGCGCCGGGGCGCAGCAGCCGCAGGGCCTCCCTGCTGAGGGTGGCCGCGAACGCGTCGGCCAGACGCCGCGCCGTGGCGCGCGCCCAATCCGCGAGGCGCGAGGACGCGAGCGGCGGTGCGGGCTCCACCGGGGCGCCCTGCGCGCCCGCCTCGGCCGTCACGGCGGCGGCACCGGCGGCGGCGAGCTCGCGCATGGCGGCGTCGAGCTCGCGCTCACCGAGAACCGGCACGTGCAGCTGCGTGAGCGCCTCAAGATTGTCGTGCGCCGCGGCCAGCTCGATCTGCCGCACCGCGGCGTCGAGCTGCTCAGGCTGCACGCCGGTGAGCCAGAATCGCACGAGGTCATCGACGGCGCGCTGCCAGCGGTCGCCGAGCGCGGGGATGCCGGCCGGGTCGATCACGGCAACCAGCCGGCCGAGGGGGGCGAGTAGCGTCTCAGCCGCCGGCATGGCGCAACCAGGGCAGGAGGTCAGAGGCCGGGTCAGTCTTCGGTCGCGTCTGCTGCGGTCCGGGCGCCTCGGTCAGCGCCGGGTCGGGTTCGGGCTTCGGCGCCTGCTTCATCCGGGGCAGGCCAGCCTGCTGCGCCGCATCGTCGGGGTCGACGCCAGCGGCGACCAGAGCGGCATAGGTCTGCGCCTTGCTGATCCGCTCAGCGTTGTCGCCCTCGCGATCCTGCGGCACCGGATTGGTGTAGGCGAACGCGAAGTTGTCCGGACCCATGCTCTTACTGAAGAGTCGCAGGTAGGGGCCGTTCAGCGCGTCCTTGATCCGCTCACAGCGCGGCACGGTGAGGCGCTTCGCGAAACCGTACTCGCCCGCCTCGGCGTTGGCGCGGTTGACGTTCTCACTCAGGCCCAGCACCTGCCCGTGGATGGCGAACGCCTCGCGGATCTCCTCACGCGAGGCGGAGCGCAGCTCAGGAAACATCATGTCGCGCTGCGAGTACTTGACGTCGACCCACTTGGCGCCGTGCTCCAGCAGCGCGACGGTGTGCGCGTTGCTCACGCCGCGGTGTGCCTCGGCCCAGCGCTCCTGAAATTCGTCCCATTCCTCCGGCTGCAGGTGCTTTTCCATCTCGACGATGCCACCCGGCACGGCCGAGTTCTCGAAGAACCGGCGGTTCCACGCCGCGGCGTATTCACTGCCGTAGATGTTGTTCATGAGCGTCTGCACGGCCCCGGCGCCGCGGTACGAGTCCCAGGGGGCAGGGGTGCGCAGGCTGACGACCTCGTCGAGGCGCAGCGGCACGAGCTCACCGGACGGGGAGCGGTAGACGTAGCCCGCGATGAACTTCTTCGGATCACGCACCGGCGCCATGCGGTCGGGGCGCACCGGCCAAAGCTCGATGGGCCTCCCTGCCAGGCGGCCGACGACCCACCAGGCTTCACCGACGCAGTCGAGGTGCTGCTGGAACGTCTCGACGAACAGCATCGAGGTGAAATGATCGTTCGGCTTGTTCCAGACGCTGAGCGCCGGGTGCGTCTCGATCAGCTCGACGCCGCGCGGCGCGTCCTCGGCGCCGCCGCACATCTCACAGCGCGAGTCGGCCGGCCGGCCGAGCCGGTGCATGTGCCAGTCCACCGCGGCGGTCGAGGTGCTCAGCTGGTTGATGATCGCGAACAGGGTGCCGTTGCGCCCCGGCGCTTCGAGCGCCTCGGCCTGGTCACCGGTCGCGGACGGCATGCCCAGCGACGATCCACGCATGTCGCGCCGCGGGACGTAGGGCACCGGTGGGTCGTTGCGCGGGCGCGCGATCGTGCGCACCGCGCTCACCAGCTCGCCGAGCGGGCTACGCATCGTGGCGCCCCGACCGGCGCGGCAAATGGCGCCACCCGCCAGTGATCCACATCGAGCCGAGCAGCACGCCGACGATTACGGCAAGCGCGACCAGTGACCAGGGATTATCCCTCACCGGATCATGGAACAGGTGCCAGAGCCATTCGCTCACCGCGTCACCGCCCCAGTCCGTCATAGACGATCTTCTGCAGACTGTTGCGCTGCTCATCGGTCACGCCGAGCGCGGCGCCTTCCGGCACGATCTCGCCGTCGATGACCTGCGGCACACTGAGCACCACGCGGCACTGATCCCTGAGCTCAGGCAGGCAGCCGGTGCAGAGACTGGCGTTGCACGTCGGGTAGTGAATGCCGGTGCCGTACTGCATGGTTGATGCACGCCAACGCTGCTCATCGATCTTCAGCGCGCCGTAGACCTCGGTCCAGCTCTCGCCGCTCATCGCCGCTTCACCACGTATTCGAGCACGAGGCAGGCCACCCCGCCGGCGGCGAGTCCGGCGATGCGCGACGCACCCCAGGCGGCGGCGACCAGCAGCGCCAGCCCGGCCACGACGAGGACGAACCGCACAGCCACGGCGAGGAAGGCACTCACCTGCGCGCGGCGGCGGCCGAACCAGCGCGCCATGATGCCGAGCATCGACTCTTTGCCGGTCATCGTCCACGCCACCATGGCGATGATCGTAGCTGATCGCTGCCCGGGAGCACAGCAAAGCGCCCCGTCGCGATGACGGGGCGCCGGGATGGGGCGGTGATCAGTTGTCGACGGACTCAACGATCTCCCAGAAGTCTTCGACGTCCGCGATGTAGCACAGACCGCGGGTGGCGTGGATGTGGGCGAACACGGACTCGATCAGATCGGGCGTGCCCTCTTCGCCGAGCGCCTCGGCGATGGCGTGCCTCATGTCCTCGTCGGTGATCAGCTGCTGCGTCATGACTCGTCCCTCTCTCGCTCAGTCCGGGCGTCCGCCTCGGCCTCGTGCTCATGACCCTTGTCCTCAGGCGCCGCGTGATCGAGGCGCTGAGCCCGGCCGTAGCGGCCAGCCGCGCGGCGCTGCGCCGCCTTGCTCCACCCGGTGCTCTTGCCCTCGCCCTGTCCCATGCCCCTAGACTACACCATGGATCGAAGAGTCGTCAAGGGGGCTGGCCAGCCCTAGGCCCACGCGCGCTCGATGAGCCCCTCGGAGCGCACGATCTTGAGCAGCAGTTCGCGCGGCGCCCCGCAGCGGTAGGTGATGCCGAACCGGGAGATCAGCCCGCGCAGCGCGGCGTCGCTCATGTGCTGCCCGCGGGTGTCGGCCGGCGGCGGGGGCGGCACCTCGCGCGCCGCGCTGGTCAGCAGCAGCGCGGCGTAGCAGCGCTTGATCAGTTCGTCGGTGCTCGTCTGCGTCATGCCCCTAGACTACACCATGCGTCGAAGAGTCGTCAAGCTATCTGCGCAGCGCGCGGACGCCCGGCCGGCCACCGAAGTCCCGCTCGGCGACGACATAACGTGTCGTGTCCATCCCATGATCGTTCTCTTTCTTCGGCTCCTCTTTCGCCGGCTTGCCGTTGACGTCGGGCAGCCACACGTAGCCGCTCACCTCCTCGGCCGTGCACTGCGGCCGGCCGGCTTCCTTCAATGCCGAATCGCGCTGTACGACACACTCACGCACGATGAACAGCGACGGCGCGATCTCGATGCCCTTGCCGGTGCCCGACTTCCTGCCCAACCGGTGCTGCACGGCCTCGATGCCGACGGTGACCGCCTTCTGCGCGTTCACCGTGCTCATGCCGAGATGCCGTTCAAGGGTGGCCTTGTCCTCGGCGTCGTGATCGCAGACCACCGCCCTCGGCCGCGGCTCGATCCACTTCCCGCCCGGTGCGACGATCTTGAGGATGTCGCGCGCATGATCCTCGACCAGGCGGCCGGTGTGATAGATCTCGCGGTAGAGCCAGAGCCGGCCGTCCGGGTCCTCCGCCCAGCACTGCAGCACGAACGGGTTGCGGTAGCCGAAGTCGACGCCCCACCAGCGCACCCACCGCTCCGAGCCGGGCGGCAGCGCGTCGACCAGGTGGACGCTCGGGTCCCACTCTTCGTAGATCAGCCCCTCGGCGGCGACCCACAGACCTTTGCGCAGCCGCCAGAACCGCACGCCGGTCAGCGCGTCGAGCTTGGCGATGTAGGCGGCGCCGATCTCGGTCACGTTGCCGTGCGCGTCGAAGTACTCGGGGTTGTCCTCGTGCACGCTGTTGAGCAGCGTCAGCGGGCCGCCCTGGCTCCGCTGGTAGAGGTAGTGCTGCTCACTGTCGGGATTGCAGAGGCCGATCAGCTGCGAGTAGGGCATGTTGCCGGCGCGCAACCGGGTGGTCATCAACTCCCAGTCGGTGATCACGGTCTCGGTGGCCTCGTCGACCACGATCATGTCGTAGGCCGAGGACATAATCTTGGTCGGCTTGTCCAGCCCGCCGATCACGATCTTGGAGCCGTTGCGCAGGTAGCGGTACTGCGCCGGCTCCTCGCGCGAGCCGCCGTAGAAATCGATCTCACCGATGGCGAGGCTCGCCACGGCGACGTGCTTGCGCCACGTCTCCAGCGTCGAGCCGCCGAGCGAGGCCAGCGTCTTGCGCAGCAGCAGGCCGCGGAAGCCCTTGTACTTCATGGCGCACAGGTGGAGCTTGGTCAGCCCGCCCACGCTCTTGCCGGTGCCGGCCGAACCGGAGATCAGGATCTCGGGGTCACGGCAGGAGAGCAGCTTGCGCTGAGCGCCACGCAGCTCGATGCGCCGCGTGGCGACGATGGTCACCCGGCCAGCACCCCCGCCTTGATGATCTCGCCGTCACGGTTGACCAGGCGCCACTCACGCGGGCCGAGCGGCACGAGGGCGCTCTCAGGGTTGACCGAGACGGGCACGCCGAAGTAGGTCTGGTTGAGCACATCGGTGTGTGCGACGGGCGTCATCGCCAGCTTGCGCAACTCGTCCCACGCCTCATAGCCGACGTGCAGAGCGGCCGGAGCCATTCGGTGCGGCCCGGTGCCGGAGACCAGGCCAAGGGTGGCCTGGGCCAGCGGGAGCGTCACGCGCCCGATGTCCGTCTCGGTGCTCACAGCTGCTCCAATTCGTCCGGGCTGGCGTCGATCTGGTAGCCGATCGTGCCGGAGACGGTCTGGTCGAGCTTCGCCGGCGCGTCGATGCCGAGCAGCTTGCGCTGCGACTCGGAGATCTTGATCAACCGGTCGGCCGCGGCCAGGCGCGGGCCGTCGTCGAGCAGGGTGACCGTTTCGTAGGAGCCGTCCTTCAGCTTGACCTCGCGGGTCACCACCCGGCCGTTGCCGTGCGCAAGGTGATCTTTGTTCATGATGTCGTGCGCGACGGCCAGTGCCTCGTCCAGCAGCGCGATGTGCTTGGATCGGAGCTCCTCGGCTGCCAGGTTGCGCTTTTTGGTGAGCTCCTCCAGCCCCTTTTTGATCACGAGGTGCACGGCTTGCCGGTTGCGGAACCCGAGCGCGTCAGCGATCGCCTGATACGTGTGACCAGCGATCGACATGCGGAGCGCTCGCTCGTCGCGCTCGGCCCGCATGGCCTTCATGGCGGCGCGATCCTGGGACGGGGTGGCCACGTCAATACCTCAGTGTCTGGGGATCTGATCAGTCGTTGACGGCGGGGTGAGAACCCTGCGCACGGATGCTGACCAGCCCGGACGTCTGCGCGATCGATAGACGCAGGTGCATGGCTCCGTAGCTCATGCCGTGTGCCGCAGCGAGCGCACGGATCGATGACCCTTGCGCGTATGCGTCAGCGAACGCTTTGAGCTCAGCGTGCGTCAGCCGCGCCGGCCGGATCGGTCTGTCCATGCCGATCACCGTACCCGATCACATCCCCGACGACAACCGCGCCACCGCCGCGGCGGTGGCCTCGCCGAGATTGGCGACCTCCAGCAGCGTCGCGCTCTGCTCCGCGTACACCCGCGACAGCTCGACCGTGCGCTTGCGCAGCATCTCGGCGTCGGCCTCCAGCGCCTTGACGCGCATCTCCAGCTCAGCCATGCGCCCGGTGTCCATGCCCTCGATCATGCCCACATCTCCAGCGCCCACACGACGCAGGCGAGCCAGGTTAGCCCGCCCATGATGCCGACGATCATCCACCCGGTCAGCCGGCGCACGGCCGGGGTCATGCGCTGCACGAGCAGCTCGACCAGCGTCAGCGCCCCGATGAGCACCAGCACCAGCCCCGCCACCCCGGCAAACCACGGTGTACTCATCGCCGCACCCGGAATTTGGTCCCGATGCCGCCGCCCAGCGCAGCGTACATGTCGCTATGACTCCAGTACTCCAGCGTCAGGGATTCCGGGTCATCGAAGCGCCGCAAAACGTCCCAGAAAACGCCGAACGCCAACCAGCCCTGATCGATCACCTCGCAGCTCATCGGCATGATCAATTCGTAGATCATTTCATCGCTCATCGCCGCACCCATCCCGGTAGGTTCCTGTCGATGCGCGCCGAGCCCTGCCCGGTCACGATCATTTTCCTGAGCTCACCGATCGACATGCCGGGCTGCACGGTCAGCCCCCACTGTTTCGCGTAGAACGTGAGCGTCGAGCGGGCGCGGAGCTCGACCTGCTCACGCTCCTGCCCGGCCGCCTCGCCCTGCGCGTGCGCCATGGCGTAGGCGAGCTCGCTCACCTGCTCGCACCCGGGGACCCACGCAGAATCGCCCACACGGGCCTTGTGCATGCTGACCACCCCGTACCCACCATCGCGCCGCGGGAGGACGGCTACGTAGCGCTGAGCGGTCGCAAGGAACCAAACTCCGGCGTGGGTGCGCAGCCACCCGCGCTCTGCGCCCTCGAACAAATCGACCACATCGGACACCAGTGCGCCCTCGCGGTACGCCGGGCCGTCGAGCCCGAGCGCGTGATCAAGTTCGTCTTGCGCGTCCCAGGTGCAACCGCACGGCGAACCGAGGCACTCGCAGTCGTCGGTGCACCCCTCCACCGGGCACCGGCACGGCGCGATCTCGATCGGGCCGCACGAGCACCCCGGCACCCGCTCCGGCTTGTCGCCGAGCACGTCCTCACCGAACAGCTGCACCGGCAGGGTGAGCCGATGCCGCCCGGTGGCGTCGACCAGATCGAGCACCACGCAGTCCGTCTTGCCGGGCCAGAGCCGCAGCCCGCGGCCGATCATCTGAATGAACAGACCCGGGTTCTCGGTCGGCCGGGCGATCACGACGCAGGAGCACATCGGCAGGTCGGTGCCCTCGGTGAACACCATCGCGTTGCACAGCACCTGAACGGCACCCGCCTGGAAGAGTTCCAGAATGCGGGTGCGCTCCCGCTCCTCGGTGCCGCCGTGCACCACCTCGGCCGTGAATCCGCCGGCGCGCAGCGCGTCGCGGATCACCTCGGCCGTGTGCACCAGCGGCGCGAACAGGATCGTCTGCCGGTCGGCGGCGTGCTCCTGCAGCGCCTCGACGATCTTCTTCGGTGCCATCGAGTCCTCGACCGCGGCACCGAGTCCGGCGGCCGACCAGTCCCCGCCGCTCTTGCGCACCTTGCTCAGGTCGAGATCCTCGACCCGCACCCGCACACCGCGCGGCCGGACGAGGAACCCCTCACTGATCAGTTCGGCCATGTCCTTGGAGTAGACGATGTCCTGCCAGACGTCGCCGAGCGCCAGTTTGTCCCCGCGCACCATCGTCGCGGTCAGGCCCAGCGCCACCGCCCCGCCCGGCCGCGGCTCACCGAGGCAGCCCAGTGCGGTCAGGATCTCCACCGACGTGCGGCTCACGGCGTGGTGTGCCTCGTCGTAGATCACCAGGCCGACGTCACGCAGCTGCGCGAGACGGCCGGGGTTGGCCAGGGTGGCCGTGCACGCGGAGATCACGTTGGCCTGCGTCTCGTTGCGCGCGCCCTTGACGATGCCGACCCGCAGATCCGGTGACGCGTCGTGCACCCGCTTCGCGTTGGTCTCGACCAGCTCTTTGCGGTGCGCGAGGATGAGCGCCCTCCGCCCGCCCGCCACCCCGTCCGGGGATACGCGCACCGTCCGGGCGGCGATGACACTCTTGCCCGCCCCGGTGGCCAGCACCCCGGCCGGGCGGCGGATGCCCTGCGCATGCGCCCGCAGGAACGCCTCCACCGCCTCGACCTGATAGCCGTGCAGCTTGATCGTCAACGCGACCGCCGGCGGCGAACCGTGAACACGTGATCACCCATGATCGCGTGCAGAAGCGGCAAGCGCTCAATCTCCCCGAGCGCGTGCGCCGTGGCCCGTTGCGCTCCGCGCTGCGTCCAGTGCAGCGACAGCCGCGCCTCAAAGCTCCCGCCCCTGCTCCTGCCAACGACTTCCCAGCGCCGCAGCATCATCCCGTCACCCGCAGGCAGTCCTCAAGCGCGTCGAGCACGACGTCGAGCATGTCCAGCCGCGCCAGCCTGGTCTGCGCGGGCAGGGTCGCGTCGTGCAGCCGTACCGCGGTCCGGGCGAGCATCGCGTCTCCGGTCCCAGCCAGCACGGCGGCGGCAGCGCGGTACTGCTCGGCGGTGCCCGCCATGCCGAGGCCGCGCAGCTGCGCGCAGCCCGGCACGGCGGGGTCGGTGCGGCTGGGGCCCGGCGATGGCGCGGGCGCGGTGCTGGCCGGTGGAGCCAGGCGGCCCGGGCCGTCCTCTGCTCCGCAGGCTCCCGCGATCAGCAGCGCCAGTGCAGCAGCGCCGGTGGCAACGATCCGTCTCATGTCGCCCATCCTATCACGACTCGTCGACAAATCGAAACTACCGTCGCCACGTGTCCTTCTCGGCCCGGGCCTGCGCCGCAACCGCCGGCCGGTTGACCCACGCGCAGCACGTCCGCGGGAGCGTCGCGGCGAGCGGCCGGCCGGAGCACGGGCACCACGCCGGATTGCAGCCCCCCTCCCGCCAGAGCTCGCACCGGCACGGGTACGGCTCGAAGATCGACGTCCCCGCCACGATCCACGTGTTGGTTGTCATGTCGCACAGCCCTCTCGGTATGTAGTCAATGCATCACACTCTGCTCATTGGCGTTGCGTCTTCTGCGTGCCCTGCGTTGCACCGTTGCAGGGGATAGAGATCCCCCTGCAACGCTACTTTGCAACGCTGAGGGTTTTTCACCCTGCAACGCTCTGCAACGCATCCTTGCAACGCACCCTCAGCAGGCAGGATAGTCCGACGCCGATGTCTTGCAACGCTCTGCAACGCTCGCTGCAACGCGTTGCACTGTTGATCTTTGCAACGCACCTTGCAACGCCTGTAGTCTGTCTACATATTCAACTCTTCGTGTCGGGCCGGTCACTCTCGGGCCAATGGATCTGCCAGCCGACCGGCGGCATGTCCTCGGCCGATCCGTCGTTCATCGTGATCAGTCCGTCCGCCGCCCCGTCCGGCGGGGCGAACACGCTGAACCGCTGCGACGTGCCGTAGCGCATGACCCGCCCGCGGGAGAGGAGGAGGGCCCAGGCCCGGTGCCAGGCGCTGCGCCTGGTCGCCGGCGCGAGCTCCGCGATCTCCGGCAGTTCCCTGAACAGGGTCCCGATCTGCTCGCGGGTGATGCCCTCGCCGCCCGCCCTGAGTACATCGGCAACCACCTGGAACAACAGCAGCGCCCGGTGCCGCTGCACGTCGACCTTCGGTGCACCGGCAAGCACCGGCGTCTCCGCCGTGTGATCGAGCACAAGTGAGGACAGGTCGCGCCCGGTGTCCGGGTCGGTGCCGCCCCCGCTGCGCCGGAGCCGAATCGTGATCGGCGGCGCCTCCTCCTGGTCCTTCTGTTTATCCATGTGCAGCTCGATCTGATATGCCCCGGTCCGGTGCACCCGAAGCTCAGCGTCCTGCGCGCCGTCGATGGCCGAGGCGCCGCGGGCGTTCGTGCCGTTGCGCCCCAGGTGGTGCACGGTGACCACGCATGCCCCGGTCGCACGCTTGATCTCGTCGACCCGTTCGGCATAGGTGGACATATCCGAATTGCTGTTTTCGTCCAGCCCGATCGTGACGCGGGCCTGCGTGTCGACGATGACCATGACCGGCCCGACCCTGCGGCAGGCCTGCACCAGCACGCCCCACTGCGGCCCGTTGGCCTGTACCGGCATCGGCAGGAACCGGACGCCCTTCATCGGCCCGTGCTCGCGCTCCCAGGCATCCACCCGCAGCCGCATCCCCCGCGCGCCCTCGGCGGCGATGTAGATCACCTCGCCCTGACGCACGTCGTGACCTCGCCACGACCGGCCGAGCCCCACATGCGCCGCGAGGTCGAGCATCACGAACGACTTGTATGATCCGCTCTGCCCGATCAGCCATGCTGTCGTGTCAAGGTCCAACACGCCGTTGATCAAGGGCTGCGGCGGGGGGAGCGCGCGCAACTGCTCGACGTCCAGCATGGCGGCGAGCATCGCCTCAACGGGGTCGACCTCAGCCTCTGTCACGCCCGTGACCTGCCCTGCAACGCCCTGCAACGCCCCTTGCAACGCCCCCCGCAATGCGTGCCCACCCGGTGAGCCACTCTGTCCCAACGACGGCGCCGCACCGCCCGCAGCGAAAGGGCCGATCCCCACCCCGCCCATCCACCCGGCCGGGCCACCCACTCCGCTCAGGTCGGCCGGCCGGTCCCCGACGTGCCGCTCAGCCCGGCCCCAGACCCCCAGCAGCTCGGCGTCCGGCACGTGCGTGCCGAGCGGGTGCGCCTTGCCGGCCGCCCACCACGCCGCCTGCACGCTCTCCCGCGACACCAGCCCGGTGTTGGCCAGCTCGACGCACCGGAACGCCGTGGTGATGGCGGTGTTGTTGCGTGTCCCGTCCGGTGCCTCCCGCAGCCGCCCGATCTCGCCGTCGAGCCCGGACAGCACGTACCGCCCGATCTGTTCGGCCACCGCCGAGGTCAGCACCACCGGCCCGGCCGCCGCCCGCTCCCGCGGCGGTGCCGGTCTGACCAGGCCGACGACTTCGGCCGGCGCCGCGCGCACCGGGCCGTCCTGCAGCACGAGGTACGGGCCCATCCCGCTGACGCTCGGCGCCAGCACGATCATGCCGCCGCTCACCTCGCCGCGCCGCGCCCCCCGTACGTCGAAGCCGGCCGGCAACCGCTTCGCCGAGTTGTTCGGCACGAAGTCCTCCGGCAGCGCGAAGAGCCAGTGCTGCCCGCCCGACCCGGTGCGCTGCGACCAGGTCCCCGCGGCCTGCAGCAACGCGAACGTCGCCGCCGCCGCCACATGGTCCGTCACATGGTTCGGGTCGTAGTCCACGCACCACACCCCGCTGACCACGCCGGTCGCCAAACCCCAGTTCGCCGCCGGCCGGGAGGCGAGCCACCGCGTCAGCGCGTCCGGCGTCACCACGAGGTGCTCCGGGCGCTGCCACTGGTCCACGATCGGGTGCTTGCCCGCGCTCTTGCAGGAAGGCCCGCGCGAGCACGAGCACGACCCGCCGGACACATCATGTAGCGGCACCAGCGCCCAGCCGCGCGATATGTAGTGCGTGAGCTGTGCAATCCTGCTATCGTCCATCTGAGCCGCTCCACCCTCGTTCAGCACGTCGAGCCCCTCGGCCATCGCCTCGGCCGGGGGGTTTCACTATGTCCCTGATCTGTCCGCGCCGCTAGGCGGCTGCCGTGCCGCCCCCCTCCGCCCGCGCCGCGGCGCGCTGGTCGCGGTTGTTGGCGCGCCGGCGCTGCAACTGCCGATTCGCGTACTCCTCGACGTATTCGACCGCTTCGAGGCGCACACTGGAGGGCGGCACCGGCCAGTCACCGGCGACCCTGAGCCCGGCGCTGATCGCCTTGAGCCCGATCTCGATCAGCTGACGGGCCGTGACGGACATGCTGTCGCCGGTGGCCAGGCTGAGTGCTTTGACCTCGACGGCAAGATCAAGATCGACCATCGGCGCCAGCTGGTAGACGTACTTCGGTGGCATGATGTTTCCCATGCGCTCCACCCTACTTGACGCGTCGAAGAGTCGCTAGTACCGTGGTCCACATGACGACAATGATCGGCCAGCGGGAGTACTGGTCACCCCCCGCGCCGCCCCCGCCACCGCAGATCAAACCCCCGCCCCCGCGGCCCGCGTTCGACCGCTCCGAGATCGTGCTCATGCACATGATCGCGTCAGGGCTGACCAATCAGCAGATCGCCGCGCGCCTCAACGCGAGCGGCGTCAAGCTGACCTACGGCGCCGTCTCGCGCCGCATCGCGCGCCTGATTCAGCGCACCGGCGCCGGTACCCGCGCGCAGCTGGTCGCCTACGCGATTCAATGGGGTGTGATCCTCCCGTGAGCGCCGGGACCGAGAACTACGAAGACGCGCAGGAATTCATCGCCCACCTGCGACCGCAGTACCTGGCCAGCGATGCCGATGTCATCGCGCTTGCGCAGGTGCGCGCCACGCTGGCGCTGGTCGAGGTCACGGCCCTCAACATCAGGCGCAACGGCATCCTCGCCGATGGAACCGTCACCGTAACCGAACGGTGGCACGCCCTGCTCTTCCCGCACGAGCCCCCGCCGCGGCTCCGCACAGGCACC